CCTCAGTTCGTTTGTCTACTTTTCTCATATTTTAGTAAGGTCGATCAAGCCACCATTTGCCACAAATCAATCGAGAGCGCAAAGGGTTGACGATATTATTGGAATTGCTTACATACTCAGGCAAATGAAATCTATTTAGCCAGCGCAACATACGGTCTTGATACATTTCGCTTTTCAATCGCATATTGTTGACCAAATAGTCGACTTCGGTTTTGTCAATCGCTACCGAGTTATCAGGTTGCGACTTAAATATCCCGTTGTTGTTTACTTTATACGCCCCAATTAGGAGGTACTCAACCGCGCTTGCAGCGATTAAAAATGGTTTAATATAATCTTCGTACAAAATCAAGTAATCGTCGATTAAATCGTCGTTATCGAAGTCATCGCAAATTTTATTGTATAGCGTTTCCCCTAAAATCTCCTCCAATCGCGTGCGCTGCGCGTCTGCGATGCAAGGAATGTAAAGGTCGATGTCGATATTGCCCCCCAATAGGGTGTTTTTAGTGAGTTCGTTTTCTTTTAAAAGTATAATAGTTGCCATAAATTACATGTCGTGAGGCGCGATATACGCTTTAGGGTTATTTGTTGGTAGGATTTCGCCTGCTTTTCTCGCTTCTGCTGGTGTAATTGTCTCCGCAAGTGGGTTTTTTACATCCGCTCTTTTACGATACGTTTCTCTAATCCAAAAATGTTTGCAAGTTCCAAAGGGAAATGCCTCACTTTGTAAACCTCCACCTTTCCAAAGGAAGATATCATAAGGTTGATTCGGATTAGGGTGCATTCCAAAGCCAGGGTTTACGTTTCTTTGGCTCATCATTTCGATGTCCTCTTTACGATAAAGCTTGTCTTTTTTCATCATAGCTTTGCAAAATTCACGCTCGGGCGATGGATTTCCGCTATAACGGTAGCGACTTTTGAAAAGCGCGCCGTCTTGATAACTTTTTGCGTTTGGTCTTGCCGTTCCTGTTGATACCGAGGCCATTGCCACGCTCATGAGTTGAGTGCTAACTCCATTTAAGCGATCAAGTTCAGCGTCAAGCTCGGCCTCCTTATCGTAGTCCACCGCTTCTGCGCTTATAAGTTCCCATTCGTTTAAATCGATGTCCTCTCCTAAGTCGTCAAAACCTTGGTTTGATAACTGCGTAACCGCTGCGGCCTGCTCAGGGCTAAATAATGCCTGCGCTACTTGAGCAGGAATGTTTAAGAATTGAACTAAAAATACAATCGCTTGCTCGGTTGTTAAAATACCCTCGCGAACTTTGGCGAATATTTCAATAGCTGACGCGATTTGCGCACCGTTGTAAGAAACCGCCGCATCGTTTGTGCCTGTCATAACCTCAGCGGTTGTCGAGTCTGCGCTGACTAAGTCTTCAGCTCTTAATGATTCAAATTGTAAGTCCAAAGTAATGCCATTCACGGCAAAAATCTCCATCAATCCGTCAAGTATAATCTCTTGCTTTGGTCTAATTACATTTATCATAAGCTCCTCAAAACCTACTCGTATTTCGTCAGCCGTAGAACTAAATCCTTTTGAGGACGAAATCCCCACGAGCATTTGAGACGTCAATTTGTGAGCCGTGCAAATTTGCTGTCTTGACTCTTCGCTTAAATATGCATATTGTTGATGCGCGTCGCTAACCTCCAAAGCGGATATCGTAATCTCACTATCTTTGTTATCGTTCCAATTTAAAAAGAATGCGCCCGCGTTTTGTGATCCTGTTAAGTGGTTACGGATTTGGCGTGTATTCTCTTGGATTGTCTCAATTGACTCTTGGACTCCAGCGTTCATATTAATAATATGGCCAAAGCTCAATCCGTTTTGAATGTGATTGATTGAATAATTGCTAATTTCCTCCTCCATACGCGCCCAACTAATCCCCGAAACGTACGAAGGGTTACTATAATAAAATTGCCCCACCTGGTAGTCGCGAATTATGTAAATCTCGGAGCGTTCGCCCATGCCATCGCCAAAACCAAACGCGTCCATGCGCTCGGGTTTATATTTGTTTACGTTTGCAAAGTCATAGCTATACCAATACCCTGTAATATCTCCCTCCTCGTTTGCAACTTCGGGAGCAATTCGTTGTTTGGCTACGTGAAAGCAACGTTGTATTTTGCCGTTTACATATTTTACCTCGAGTGAAGCCTCGCCAAACATCTCGAAATCCTTGCATATTTTACGCAAATCTTTTTTAGACAATAGAGATATAATCGCGGCCCATTCGCTTGGCTTGCGTGCTTTGTCTTTTGAGGTCAAACCTTTACCATAAATGAACTGCGCGTAACTGTCAATGATAGCCGAATTTGTAGGCGATCCGTTATAAGCGTCAATAATCACTTGATAAAACGAGTTTTTGTCTCCATTTAATACCCACTTTTTACCGCTTACCTCTTTAATCTCAGGGCGTATGTAATTCGATAGGTTTATAATTTGTAATTTTTCCATAAATTATACTTTTAAAACTCCTTTATTGAGTTCAAAATTTTCTAAGTCGGTTTGGGCCGTTGCGTATGCCTTGCCTCTATAAATTAAATTGTCATCCTCGTTGATTGTAACCTCAAACGATTGCCCTTCGGTCATGATTGGCACGCTAAAAACTAATATTAAAACGTTGTTTTGGTAGTAAACGCCAGTTACTGAAATTTCGTGAGTAATATCTTTGGTCTCGTCACGTAAAAAAAACGTGATTACGCCACTATTATAGCCTCTCGGAATGCAACGAAATTGATAAGGCGCAGTTAAATTGAATATCCACATACTATTATAACTGATTTTTATTGTTTTGTAACAAAAAACGCCCCTTAAAGGAGCGTTTAATGACAAAACTATGAAAGAATTTAAGAAACAACAACGTTTGAAACCAAAGCTTTCAAAGCCGTAATCATTCCACTTGTTAAAAATGGAGATAAATTAGACTCTTCCGATGCAATGGTCAAGGTGTAACCACTTAGGTCTGCACCTGCTCCGCCACTTACTTTTGTGCAGTTTGACATAGTACCATTTGTGGCACCAATTAACATAATATTTCCGTTGTAGTCTTCAACGAAAACTTGAGGGCGTCCAGCGCAAATAAGTTGTACTTGAGCTTGTAAGTCAGCCGACAATTTTGGAAGTGTAACCGCCAACGATTGTGCGTTTACAAATGTTCCGTTGTCCTCTGAACTTGTACCAGTTTCGGTCAAAGCGTTTGTAGTCGCTTTTACCTCGTATTGAAACACCTCTGCGAGTGTTCCGAGTGCGGTCAATTCTTGAGCTGCAATCGTGTAACCGTAGTCCTCATAATTTGCAAAATACAAATTTTTGATTCCCCCACGTTGATCACGGCATCCAAGTAATTTTCCCGCTGAAATTAAACAGGCCATAAAAATTTTTTTTATTTAAAACCGCCCCACTTAAGAGGCGGTCTTTGTTAGTATTAAGCTCCAGCTAAGGTCAAGTAAACAATCTCCTCAGCGTTGTAATATCCAACACCTACGGCGTAAACTACTTTACCACGTACTTTACCAGTCAATAAACCGATTTCGTCTTCGTCTACCAAAGCAACTTGATTGTAGTCAGCAGTCAAACCTGTTGCGAATACTAAGTTTTTACGCTCGTAAATAACAACTGAGTTTGCAGGCAATCCGTTCAACACTACTAAAGTGTGACGTCCAAATGCTAAAGGGAAATCAGTGTTACCCATTCCGTAAGTGATACCTTGAGTAGACAAGTGGAAAGCGTAGAACTGAGCAACGTCAGGAGATACGGCGAAAACTAATTCTTTGTTTCTCAAAGCGATTGGCACAGCAGCTAAAGCAGGTTTCAAATACTTTGTCAAAACGTTTGCCTCAGTTACGGCAGCGTCAGCAGTTGGTTTGTTTACATCTCCATCAGCATCAAACTGAGTTAAGAAACCGTCGAAGTTAGTTGATGAAGTCCAAATGTCAGTCTCCAATTTCTCTCCGATAGCACCCAAAACTTCTGCTTGGATAGCGTCCATAATGTCACTTGGAGCGGTTGGGTTTGATGCGCTTCCGCCCATAATTCCATCAGACCAAGTTGCACGGAAATCTTCTTTACAAACGTCAAAATCATTTTTGAATTTGAAAGGCTCGATTAGGTTTTCGTTCAATACGATTGTCCCAGCAGGAGCAAATCCGCAAGTGTATGCAGTTGTTCCGTCAGTGTATGCGATTTTTCGCAAAGACAATTTGTAGTTTACATTTTCTGCGATAGTTACCGCATTTTTTTCGATAGTGTCAATCGTCTTGAACGCTTGACCAATAATCACGCCCGCATCACGGCCAGCGTAGTTAGATGATACAGTTGTAGTTGTAGCCATTTTTTAATTTAAGTTTTTAAGATTATTTTGGATTTTTTGTGATCTCGTCAATTTGACGTTTGCGTTTAAAGTTTGAGCAACTTCGGGCTTTGCTTTTGTTGATGCCTTAACTTCAACTTGAGAAGTTTTAACCTCAGCGATTTGAGCTGTCAATTCAGTTCTAACCGATTCGATTTGTTTTGCAACTTCAACGCTCATTGATGTAACGATTGATTTTACTAACTCAGCAAATTGATTTTCGCTTGTCATTTCGATAGGAGCCTCTTCAACTTCTACCTCTTCAACCATAACCTCTTTAATTTCGGCAATCATTCCCTCTTCGGTAATTACCAAAACTCGTCCGTCTTCAAGTTCGTGTTCTCCGATTGGAGCAGGAACTTTGTCTCCGTTTTCAGCAACAATAAACACTGGCACGCCAGCGTCGAATGATTCAGCCTCCAAAACGGTAACACCATCTTTTAGCATCATGGTAGCCATTGTAACTTCCACTTGCTCGGTCTCGTTCGATAATTTTATCGAGGCGAAACCGTCTTTTATCGCGTTAACGATTTCATTAATATTCATATATTCACTTTTTAAATTTACTCTCTCCATGTCAAAAACCCCATCAATTGAAAAGCCTTTGACTTTGCCTGTCTTAACGTAGTTGTTCCAAATATCCTCGTTGTTTACTTTCATTGCAGCAAACCACGTCCCGACTGGCTCATTAAATCCGTAGTGCACCGACTTATCGTGTACCTCGTCTTCCTTTATCCACGTCTCAACAAAAGTGACGTCTTCGATTTGTGTACCTGAGTGTTCAATCGTTGAGTTGTTCTGATATCCTTGACGACTGAAATTTTGTTGCACTTGTTTTATTGTCTCAGCAGGGAATACGATATTAAATTCGTGTCCGTCCTGATTGCGATATATTGGTTGGTTTGGTATTAATACCGCACCTAACAAAATACGCTGCTCCTCGTTTATGGTTGCAAGTTGTATCTCTTTTTGTTGTGACAAAGTGATAAATTGCACACCTATTGCAGGATCAGATACGAGCGAAACAGCGTAAACGCCCTCGTTATCCTCCTCATTAAACATTACTTTGTAAGTGTCCATACCCTTATAACTGATTTTTAATTGTTTGTTATAAACTTTTTTTCGTTTTCAAGGTTTTAACCTTGAACATTCAACCCATAGATTGAAAAACTTAACTCTTTTTTTAATTTTTAAATTGATATTTTACCCTCCAAGTGTTGCGCTTTCAATTATGTTGCGTTGCAAGCCTTGGGCCGTTGTGACGTTGTTAGCCAATACATAAGTTTGCACTGGCGTTTGTTGCTGCGCACCCATTACACCCGCTAATTGATTGACACCAGTTGAGCCAACGACGTTGAATTGTGGGGCCGTTGCACCGCCCCCGCCTGCGCTTGGAGAAGTTGAGCCTCCGCCGCCTCCGCCTCCGCCGCTTGTTATAGATGTGGCTTGACCAATTCCAGCGGCTAAGATTGACGCGATGGAGGTTCCTGCGGTTATTTTAGTTAACGCTATACTTTTTGCAGTGATTGCCGCTTGCGCTGCCCACGCAGGATTTGGAACAACTCCAATAAATGCAGGAACGGCAGCCAAAGCAACTTGGGCGGCTGCAATTCCTTTTGCAGCTCCAACAACTACGTCTGCAATTGCCAACCCTTTTTGAATTGCCAAAATACTTAAAGCAATACTTTTATTTTTACCTGCAAATTGCATTAAAATGTTAAGCCCTGTATCTAAGGCGGCACGCTTTGCGTCTTTAATTGCAATATCCAAAAGCATTTCTTTATCTGCTGCCTCCTTATCTTGCTCGTATTTTTTTTGTTGCGCAGTAAGATTGATATTATTTAAATTGTTAAGGTGCTGAATTTCTAACTGCTCAGTGTCGTAACCATTTTTTATCGCGTTATCATATTTTATTTTATAAGCATCATTTTCGTTTTGAATAGCCAACTCTTGCTCAGATAAAAGAGCGTCATTATTTGCCTTAGTAGCTGCCTCAATATCATCTAATGCTTTATAGGATTCCTCTCTTTGTTTGTCTCTTGATGCTTTTGCATATTCTTCTTGGATTCTTAATAACTCTTCAGCCTCTTTTTTCTTTGCTGCTAATCTATCCTCTTTGTCTTTTTTTCTATCCGCTTTTGATTTTTCGCCATTTTCTTTTTCTTTTTCTCTCGCTTTTACGGCTTGATCAGCTTCAAAATTTGCAACTTCTAAATTTCCTTGACGTAATAAATCAATATTTTGACTTCTTAATTCTTGAATTCTTTTATTTTGCTCTTTTGTCAATAAATACTCTTGTCCTTTAGTGGCTTTGATATCATCAATTTCTTTAGCATTGCTCTCAATTCTTGAATTAATACCATCGATTTTTATTCTAGTTAATTCCTTATCTGAGGCGCCTCGCTCTTTTGCGTTAGCAAGTTCTCTTTGTGTTTGATAATCAATTAATTTTGCAGCATCAGCTGATAATTGCTTTGTGTATTCTAATTGTCTATTTAAAGCCTCTTGCTCTTTTGTTAATTCCTTAGCGGCATCTGCCCCTTCATTCATTTTTGAAACCAAATAACCAATTCCAACAACTAAGGCACCAATCCCAGTGGACACAATTGCAGCTTTTAATGTTACAAAAGAGGCAGCGGTTGTATTAACTGCTCCTGTAAATACTCTTTGAATTACTGCTGCTGCGGCGGTAACCGCTGAATTAATTTTTTGAAAAGTACTTGAGCTTTGAACTACTGCGCTTAATTGTCTAAACGAGTCAACACTTTCACCAACGGCTTGGATTCCTTGAGATAACGCCATTGCTGACTGCACTTTTAAAAGTGTAGCTTGTACGTTTTCAGATTCAATACCAAATAAAGCCATACCCCCTTGAGCAGCTGCAAACCCTCCCGCAACTCCAGCAAGTGAACTCGATAAAGCCTTAAATTTAGCGTCAGGGTTAAACGCGTCCGTTAAGGCTTTTGCGTCTCCAATTTGGTCTTTTAATTCGGCGGCCTTTCGTGCGGCTTGCGCTGCCTCTACCGATGTAACCCCGAATTTATCGGATAACGCTGCGACCTCCGCTTGGGCCTCTCTAAGTTGCGAGCGTAAAGAGCCAACGGCTTGCTCCGCGTTGCCTTGTACTTTTATATCAATAACCTTCTCTATTGCCATTTCATTGCCTTTTTAAATAGTTGTAAATAGTTGCGCGTGTATTCGTATCGCCCCTTGGCGATTGAGATAATCTCGTTGTTCTCGTATTGCTCCGCGATTAGGAGCATATCTAAAATATTTTTAAGCATATTGGTAGACGTCTATTTTAATTTCGGTTAAAGCTCCATTTTTGTAGTATTGCAAAGCGATTGAGTCCTCGCGATCTAATGCCGTAGCGTTTGCAGGAATAGTCACGTCCAAAACAAGGTCGGTTATATTGTCAGCAGTCAGCGCATAACTTAAAAACCCTCCCGAGGCAACCGTGTCAAATGTGTCGTAGTCGATTTTATAAATTAAAAATTGCACAACTTGGGCCGTATTGTCAACCGATAAAGCGGTCATATTTGCATAGCGCAAAAGTGGGGAGCCGTCAATTACTCGGAAGTCGTTTAATAGTTCCAAGTTAACTTCGCCACTGGTTAAGTCGGTGGTCATCGTGTTGATTGTATAGCGTTTATTCGATAGCGCAATTTTATCATTCAATTTTAGCGATGTCAGTAAGTTAGTATTAAAATGCGCCTTAACTTTTAAAACTCGCGTCCGCTGATTGTAAATATTAAAAATCGAGTTAGCATAATACTGTTGAAATAATCCGTTTGTCACTTGTGCTAAATACCAGGGGGATATTTCGGTGTTCCAATTTAAAGTCCTAACGTAGCTCAAATCGGTGCCTCCTATTGAAAGCTCATTTGTAAATCTAAAATATTCAGTAC